GCGTGTTGTGAGCGGAGGTCTACAAAATTCAGCATTACTGGGCGACCCAAAACGGTCGCGGGTATGGTTCCCGGGTTCTTGCGAGACGCAACAACTCGGAGCTGGGATGTGCCTGAAACCGCCTCATCTACTTCCTTAAAGAAGCGGTCGACCCGGTACGAGAAAATGTCTCGACCGTGGTTAGACGGAGGTGTGACGGACAGGTGCACTCCCTTGCATAACTGACCTAAGGTAAGTTGGGACATATATCCCAACCACCGATTCGTTAGTTTGCCAGGGACGATGGATAGGGGGGCGGACAGCCCTCCGTATTCCACCGGGGCCCCTACCGGGAAGCCCTCCTCATGGAGGAACTTCCACTGGTAGTAAAATGGGCTTCTTCTGGCGAGTAACTGGTTACCCCAACTGGATCCCAGTTGGGCAGAATGATCCTGTGCCGATTGGCACTGAGAACTCCAATTTAACTCGCCCTTAGAACCTCCTGGAGGTGCCGTCCATATAGAAACACTCTCTATGGGCTGTGGCACGCCATGCACGTACGGAACCTCCGTAAAGATTGCATAGCGAGGATGGTAGTATGACTTTGGGATGGAGAGAACTCCTCCCATAGACTCAAACGTGTCATCATACACCCTCCTCCTCTTGGGGGTCATGCAAGGGAGGAGCGCGTCATCTCCGCAAGTATTTGCGGGGTGATCGTGCCCCTCTTTAGTCCCCTTGGCCCTCCGATAACGGAGGGGGACTTCGGTGTAGGGAACTTGGGTGGCGGCCCTCTTCAAACAGTAGAGGGTCATCACAGGCAACACAGGGAAAGAGGTGGGATCCCCCATCATCTGCCCAGTGGACGTCACCTGTGCATCCAAGTTAAGGAGCCTATTATTGAACACCACATGTGCACCAATGATAACTCCCCGCCAACTACCCGACTGATCGAGTTCGCCATTCGCCAACGACTTCAACGTGTCAAATAGACCAATGTCTATGTGAGACGGTGGGTCGATGAGTTTGACCTCTCGAGCATCTAAGATCAGCCTCTTGGGCCCAAACAATTTTGGGAACAAAAAGGTGAACTGATCTAAGTAGGGATACAAGCGGACAAGTTCCTCATAGAAGGTACTTGTCAGCCACTCAGGGTGGAAGTCCGTAGCTGCCGTGGCGTCTATGGAGTACCAATCCCCGGGGTACCCTACTAAGGAGACCTGCCTATGGCCACCGACTGAGGCAGAGGCCCGAGGGTCCTGCTTCAGAACGTGGTCTGCTGATCTCCTTAGGATCTGTTGTACGAGATGAGCTGCGGTCAACCCACAGGTAGGAAAACGTACTTTCAGACCCCTTTCATCCGCTGCAATCGCCAGGATAGGTAGCCTATCATGCTGTGCC